GGTCACGCCAGATCGCGGAAAGGAATTCTCGAAACATGCTCAGCTCAGCAAGGAACTGAAGCGTGTGACGTTCTACTTTCCTGCTCCGCACCATCCATGGGAGCGCGGGACCAACGAGAATACCAATGGGCTTCTGCGGGAATTCTTCCCGAAGGGCAAGGACCTCACGGATACACCAGAGGAGTACATCCAAAGGAAGTACCATGAGCTGAACCTGCGCCCTAGGAAGTGCCTTGGCTACAAAACACCATATGAGGTCTATTTCTCAAAGGTGTTGCACTTAGCTTGACAATTCACCTTATTGGATTTGCCATTGTATCATCTCCTACTCTAAAACTTCAATCCATAGGCCGCCCGCGTCTAACTTTTCCGGCTTTGTTTTTGATACGATAATTCGCCGATCAACGATTCCCTGCGCATCGACTATCTGCCCGTGCAGGTAGTTTGATTTTTCGTCCTGTGCGCGCATCCACGCGTCAAACATCTGCCGCGACGGCGGCGTAGAGCCGATAAATTGCCAGCCGCGCACATAGTCGTCGTCGCTAAAATTATATTTTTGTTCAGCTGCGCTTCCCCATATTTTACTAAAATCAGGCGTTGCCACGTATACATACCTCCTTTTTTTATGCCAGGATTATGTCGGCAAATTTCCCGACTTCAAACCCTTTTGCATTAGCTTGCTCGCGAAACCCAAAATAGCCGCTACCGTCAAACTGCTCTATGTAGTCGCATCCAATCCCCGCGCCGCGTATCAATAAATTTACCGCCGCCGCTGTTCTGATTTCGGATTGTGTTAAGATACGCCCGATAGCAAGTCCTATTTTAGCGTTACCCCGGTCTTCAATAAGCACTAAATCTGCATTGTAAATATTTTTTAAAGATGTAATTGTTTCTTCCGCTGTGCATTGCGTTTGATTTTTGTATATTTTTGACTTTAGCAACAAACGATATTCTGGATCAGCAAGATTTACAGATTTCAGCCACATTTCCCAAGAATCAAAAAAACGGCCAACGCCAAAAGACAAGCCGTTTTCTGTCTCGGCAAAGCCAAAAAACGGGATTTGCACGGCGTCATCAATCTGACGCCCTTTCCCGATAATATTCCCGATACCGTCCAGTTGTACCCCTTCTGCGGTGTCAATCCAGCGTTTGTTTTTTAAATCCTCAGCGCATTTATTTAGCTCGTCCAGCTCTGCAGCAAAAGCATCTAAGATTGTACGGATGACGGGCTTGCCCTGAAATTGCCCAATCAAATGTTTTTGCATACTTTCTGCCCGGCTTGTCATTGTTTAGCCACCTCAATTCTTGACGCGTCAAATGCAGCTACTTGGCGCGGTGAGATGACGATATTATCGCTTGTATAGTTCCCCGGTTTGTCCCCGGTTGCCGCTGTCAAATTAATATAGCCGATGCCCGTCGTACTCTCAAAAATAGCGGCGAAATATCGCTGCAGTATGACGTCCTCGCCGATGTTTTGCCGCAAGCCTTTCGCCAGCACGGCATCTTTAATTTCTTGCAGTGCTGCATTTGAGAATACTTCATCGGGATTAGTCCCTACAACTACGTGTACCCATATTTTTATTTCTTGCGGGCGATTAAATTTTATTGTATGTTGTGCGCCCTGGCTATCAAACACGACGTTACTAACGCTCCCAAACGTATCAATTCCCGCCGGCTTGCGCTGCCATATTTCTTTTGCAATGTCTTCCGGCTCGCCCCCCGTGGCAACAACTTCGATGCTGTGCGGTGGTCTGTCGTCATCATCGGCTTTATCGCTCGTATTTTCATACACCAAGCACGACGTCACACCGTCAACATTGGTATATACGCCGCTTTGTATTGATTCAACCATGGCTCGCGACCGCTGATATACTGCGGCGCTCCACCGCTGGCGCAATGCGATGTCGCTCTCAGCGTCCTGACCGACGTTTGTCGGATACTCATTGTTGACAGCCGACCACCCAGGCGTTGTCGTGACGATGCTCGTCACCGTCCCCGTATCTGGGTCAATTGCGCCAATGTTGATGCACTGGAAGCGGATAGGCGAGCCGATGCTGGTAATCGTCAGGCCCTTCGCACTGATCCGGAATGCACTTCTGGCCGAAGACGCCCGGATGGACAGAACATTGTTGTCAATGGACGTCTTGATGCTATCACCGCCAACTTTCTTGGACAGCGCATTGAGCACGATGACCGCCGTATCCTTGTCGACTGCCGTGTATGATGTCTCAACATCGTTGACGGTCAGCTGGTAGGCGCTGCCAGCGACGATATCGCCACGGATGACAAGTGCCGCATAGATTGCCTTGCTCGATGTGATAGCAGCATCGTCTTCGATGCACGACCAGGTACTGCCGTTCTGCGCCGATGATGCGATGCGAGCACCATACGGGATACTTGTCCCATCGGTCCCGTAGCAGGTCGCGGTCAGCATGCTCTTGGTACCGGCTACCGGCACGATGCCGGCCAGTCCAGCTGCATTGGACAGGCTGACCCCCGTAGCAGTATTTGGATACATGGCGTTATATATATTTTCGGCCTGCTCCCACAAGTCGGCGATTTCGTAAGCAAAGACGCCGTGGAGCTGGCCGAAAAGGCTGTTGCTTCCGGTCTCGATTTCAACGCCCAGCCGGTCCGATACACGGCGGTTGATGTCGGACAGGATTTCTGGCAGACGCTTGCGCCGGAATCCGTCTTTTGTAAGGCCATATACCGCTTCACTCTCTGCCATAGCCCAGCACCTCCTTCCTTGTGATTAAGCCATAGTCTGTATCAATTTCATAGGCCACTGCCAAAGTGCGCAGGACATGATTGTAGGCAAATTCTAGCTCCGTCACGTCCTTGACTCCTTCCACGCTCTCGATGGCCTGGGTTAGAATCTGACGGATATGCGCTTCGTTGGGGTTCTTAACGAGGATGTATTCCAGATACGGGATGCCGTCGCTCGTCTTCAGGAACCACTCGCCGAGCCATTCGCGCAGCGTGATGAGTACCTGCTGGGCGACACGCTCTGCATTGTCGACGATCATGAGGTCGCCATCCTGCACGATGAGGTCAGAAGTGCTGACATCCATCGCCAGATCATATGCCATAGTCTCATCTCCTTCTTATCATCACTGCGGACCGCCTGTCGTGCCGCCGCTATCCCCCGGATGTGTGTGGTGCATGACCGAGATGCCATTGACGACCAAATCCCCGCCTGTCACGGTGATGCCGCCGCTCCCGATACACATCTTGACGCCGCCGTTGAAAACGCAAACCTCAGAAGAATGGCCCGAAGCCATCAGGTTCGCGCGGTTGTAGAGACCTGGGATGCAGATGGCATCATTGATATCGTGACGCCTCCCATTGCTGCTATCGCCGCCACTCAGAAAGTCATCCAGCTGTCCCTCAGCGAACACAAGCAGGCAGCCATCTCCGCCCTGCAGGGGGAATGTCACACCAACCTGACCTCCGCAGCCTGTCGGGAAGATGACTGGCGCGCCGTGGATGACAGGATACGGCAGGCCGCGTCCATCCTCGAGCTTGTACTGGCCGACCGGCTGGACATCTGCCCGCCCCATGCCGGCATCATACGAGATGATTTTCCCGGGCATGGCCGTGTGGATATTGCCGACCATATCATCCATCCAGCCCGTGATCACTTTCTTGACCTCATTTGCAGATTGCGCCATACTCATGCCTCCGATGTCTTGATGATGTACTCAGGATACTGGCTGCCCATGTCTAGGCTCGATGCATGATACCAGCACTGATGCGAGGAACTGTTGTGCCACATGCCGCCCTGGCCGTCGTACACGCCGACGTGCGCCGGACTGATGCCGTCGCTGAACACGATGGTATCCCCCTTCGCGAGCTGACTGCCGTCATATGGCACGACCGTGACGCCGGCCGCATTGGCATCGTCCAAGAGGCCCTGCACACCCCACTGGCCATTCTGCGATTCCTGCGCGAGGAACGGCGACCAGTACGAGCCGGCCTGCGCGACGCGGTAAACGCAGCCATCGTTGACATAGCCGCCCTGCGCCACATCGACGGCCTCACAGCCTGCGTCAACATTCGCGCTGACTTCGCCTGAGCTGCCGCCCGTCGCATCACTGTAGACCGCCGTTGTCCCTGCTGCATCGCTCTCCGGCGACTGCAAGGTGGCATTGCGGTCAACGAGGTCAATCTCGCTTGCCCAGTCGCCGCTGTGCGTGTCCCCACTGTGATGCGCGGATTTGACCTTGAGCCATCCCGTCACATACCTTGATTCGACCTTGACCAAGTCGCCTGGATTCAGTGTCGGCGACAGCAGCGTGCGGATCTTCCAGCCGCTCTCTGCCGTCGAGGAGTCCTTGTTCTCCTGCTGTGCCTGCTTACGCTTCGCCGTCGCCGCGTTCGGCTGGGCGTTCGTCTTCGTGTAATGCTCCGGCGAGCCGATGAGCCCGCTGTCCGGCGCAAAGACAAGCCCCTTGTTCGATACGGTCCCGCCCTCGAGGATGAGCTGCAGGATCTCGTTCTGGACGCTCCATTTGACGCCCGAGCCGTAGCAGATACTGTCCAGCGCGTCGCGGGCAGTGCCGACGAAAGAGTAGCCGTCCTTGAACGTGCCAAACTCGACGCCGTCCCCGAAGACGACCGGCAGGCCCATCTCATCCGCAATATACTGGATGATCGTGTTGCCCGGCGTGCCAGGACCGAACGACAGCGAGAACGCAGTATCACGGATAGCCTTCTGGCCATCGGACAGGCTGAGCTCCGTCGCGGCGTCCTTGCCATCGTCCTTTGTCGAGCTGCTGATGACCGACCCGACAAAGAGGCGGACAGGGCCGCCGTTGTCCTTGTAGCCCGCGTAGATCTCCACCTTAGTGTCTGGCACCTCAATCTTCTTCCTCGTGTCATCGCTCAGATTGTAGATGACCAGCTTGCCCTTGTTCGTCTCCTTCGACAGGTCCTTCGTGATGTCGAACGTGATGCGCAAGGTGTTGGCAAACTCCAGATTGAGGTCTGGGAACTTGACTCTATACTGACGATTCCAAAGCATTCCGCAGCTCCTCCTTCGGTACATACACCAGCGCCGCCTTGCCGTTTACGAAGTCCTTGCGGCCGATCGCTTTGACGTCCGTATTCGTCACGATGGCCATGAGTTCGCCAGACGGCAGGGTCTTGATGCGCCGGTAGGGATTCAGCAGGGGAAAGTTCGGGACGACCGAGATGCCCCGCACGATATCGGCGTTGTCGTTGGTGCAGACGTCCATCGTCCAGGTCTTCGAGGTGTCGTTCCAGTTAAACCGCAGGCGGTAGAGCGATGAGTCCAGAACGACCGATTCCGCAAAGCTGTTTGCATCCAGCATGCTGATTGTCACCACAGCATACCACCCCCCATACTGTTCGATATCGTCGCCATGGCCATGTAGGCCGTCGCTTCCAGTCCAACACCGACGCTGCCGAACTGGCTCAAATCGATATTATTCGTCGACAAGATGCTGCCGCCCGACGTATCCGGCTCAACAGTCCGCATGCCCGTCCCGATTTCCTGCATGGACGCCAGGCCGCCATCCTTGCCTGTCTGTCCGGCCTTCCCCGATGCGTCTGCATTGCAGCCATCTTCTGGGATATCCTCGGTTCGCTGTGTCACACGGCGCACGTGCGTGAACTGCAAGGTGCACCGGTAGCAGTAGCCATCCTCGGCCTTGCGCGGCATCGGTGCCGATATGAGGACCATGTCCTCATAGATGGCATCGACGAGCTTGATCGTGACCGGCTCACCCTTCTTCCAGATATCCATGATGGCATTGATAACACGGTTGAGCGTATGGCGCTTCCCACCAAAAGCCGCATTCCACCAAGTGACCGGCGTTGGCGTGAAGAGCACCTCGAGCTGCAGCTTCAGCGGCTTGCGGATGCAGTGGTCCGAGATGGAGAAACCATCCTCAACAGGATACTCTGTGACCTCCGCACTGAAATCCGTCGTGCGTGACAGGATGACATCACACTCCAGATAATCGCCGATCTGTGCAGGCTCTACGAGCTTCGGCAGGACCGTCGTCGGGCTTTTATGCTCCATGAAGCCTGCGCCAAAGCCGCCCAAGCTACTGAAGCCGCCGCCCATGACACTGCCAATCCCAAAATCTGCCATACTATCACCTCACTCATATCATCCATAGGGGAAGAATTGCGTCTGGCCGCCGCCCAGCAGGTAGTTTGCCGTCTGCCCGGCATCCTCCGCACTGTAGCCATTAAACGTGTTGTTCTGCGTCGTGCTGTAGCTGAAGGCATTGCTGGTCATGCGCTCCAGTGCGCTGTTATGGGCATTGAGCTCGCCGGACATGCCGAGGAACTCCTTGGCCTTGTCGATGAGGGTGTTCAATCCATCCGCACACCATTGAATAAATTCGGCCACCTGTTCCAATCCGGCGGCCACAACTCGAATCAAAAGTGCAATAGTAGCAAAGACACCCGATGCAACCGTCAACAGCACGGTAAGCGCACCTACAATAACGCCACCGACAAGATTCGCCACGGCTTCCAGCAAAGGCAACTCTTTCTCGATGAAGGGACAAATATCATTCCAGGCATCGGCCAAAAGCTCTAAGCCTGCTTGCATTAAAGCGAGACCTGGCTGAAACCATGTGATAAGCGTATCCCAGTTTTCTTTCACAAAATAGATGGCTGCGGCAACTGCCGCAATGGCCGCAATGACAGGCCAACTGGCAGACAGAATAAAGCTGACCACACCGGACACGATACTGAACAGCCCCGAAAAGACGCCAATCACCGCACTTACCGCTGAACCGACGATGGCCAGCACGCCACCGATAGCCGTAACAGCTCCGGCAACCAGCAGGATCTTCATGATGAGATTGTCGACACCTGTAGACGCGCCCAGCTCATCCAAGACACCAACGAGCTTTTTCAAGGCATCGACTGCTTGGGAAATGATTGGGTGTGCTTCTCTGAGCTTCTGGTACTGCTCTCCGCCCGCATCATCATCTTTTGGGCCATTCCAGATAGCCATGAAGGCATGTGCATCCTTGAAGAGCTCTTCAAACGTCTGGTCAATCGACGTCGCAATCGACGAGAAAACGCCTGTGTCCCGCTGGATACTCAGCATTAGATAGTCCCAGCTATTCTTGATTTTCGTCTGAGCCTGACCGATGGTCATCGGCATCTTGCTGAATTCACCATCAATGGCATCTCCGCTGGCCAAGATTGCTTCGATGACGGCCTCCGATGTCAGCTGTCCCTGAGCGCCCATTTGCCTGAGCTGCCCCATCGTAACGCCAAAATGATCAGCAATGTGGTTCATCAAGGTCGAAGCGTTCTCATCTAGTGAGCGAAGCTCATCGCCCTGCAGGACACCAGAGCCCAGCGCCTGACCGAGCTGCAAGATGGATGCCGATGCCTCCTGTGCCGATGCGCCGCCAACGGTCAAAGCCTTGGAGACGACGTCTGTGACGCGCAGGCTGTCTTCCTGACTGACACCGAAGCGCTGTGCACCGCGAGCGACCTTGTAGTAGAGGTTGCCCATCGAGTTCAGGCCCTGGCGGTCTTTCTGCGCCATTGCATACAGCTTGTCTTCTAGCTCATAACGCTCCTGCTCCGCCTGCGTGACCGTGCGCAGACGTCCATCGAGGTTCATCATGTCATCCGCTGCCGATTTGATGGCACTGACCGAGAAGGCCGCAGCCATCGCTCCTGCAATCGGACCGAGCGCCCCTGCAATGCCCGACAATGACGACTTGATTTGCGACAGGCCCGATGTGACACGGGAAGCCGAGGCCGACATCATCGCAGCACTGTGGGAGAACGAGGCTCCGGCCGAAGCACTCGCGCCGCCAATGCCGCCAAGCGCCTGCTTGATGCGACTCGTAGCCGATGCGGCTGTGCTGAGCCCGCTCTTGTTGACTTGGAACGAAATCATCGTAATGAGTTTGCGGACAATCATTTATCTGTGGCCTCCTTTCTCCATATCACGATGCATGTTGGCATACTCGACATCGCTCTTCATATTCAGATAGTGGACAATACCGATAATGTCCGCCAGCGACACCGCCCCATGCTTGACATCCAGGTAGGAAACCATGCCCGAATCAATCGCACGGTAGATGAAGATCATGCTGGCGAATTCGTCTGAGAGCTTGCCAGGAACGATGACTTGATCTCTCCCAACGCCTTGCGGACACCAGTCGGGACGCTGGAGAGCTTCGAAAAATCCGCATAGTTCACCTTGAAGATCTGGACCATCAGCGCGATGAGGTCGATGATGCGGCCGCTGAAAATCTCATTGACCGCACCCTCATCGAGCGGCTGGAAATCCTTCGTGTGAAGCGGTGCCACGCTGACATACTGCGGGTCCAGCAGGAGCTCTGCCGCCCGCTCCAGCGTCTCACCGTCGAGCGTCTTGGCCAGATTGTTAAGCGCGTCCGCCACGGCCCCACCGATGAACTTGACATCGCTCGTATCCATGTCCAGCGACTCCGGCTTGAGACCGCCGACAGCCCCGCCCAGGGCAGGCACGACGACCTTCTGCAGGTCGCCGAGCACCTTCATGGAATGGAACGCGGGAAACGGGCGGATGGCAAAGGTGTAATCGCCCTGGTCATACTTCTTTGTCTCGCCGCCGCGATAAATAATGGACATTTATATTCCTCCTCCGTCAGTCATTGCCGCCAATGATGGGGTCATCGACCTGGCCCGTGTTGAACGTCCAGTCCTGATTGCTGATCTTGCGGCCGCGTTTCGACTCTGGGAAATTCTTGATCCACGCCTGCTTGGCGAAGAAAAGCGTCGAGCCGCTGAGGTCCTTGATGATAAGCGGCAGCATATTGTTGCCCGTCTTGCGGTCTTTGTTGAAGCAGTTCGACAAGTAGTCATTCGACTTGGAAGACGTTGCCAGGCTCACCGTCACTTCATACGTGCTGTTCGGGTCAATCGAGCGGCCGACCTCGCCGTCAGCGCCGCTGAAAATCTGCATGCCATCGCCGAGCGGCTTGATGGTGATCATGTCATCCTCAGCGAAGCCCGTGAGCTGCTTGGCGCCGTAGATGATGATGTTCTTTTTCGGGTTATACGTTAATACATCAGACATGCCTGTCCCTCCTTATGCCGACGGCTCGATGAGATTGTCATACGTGAACGAGCCCGTGATCTTGATGGCGTGGATAGCACCAGCAAGGCGCGCCGTGAACTTCACGTCCTTCAACACACGGCTTGCCTTCTGGTTGGCCGTGATGCTTGAAGCGAGCGGCACATCAATCGTGAAGCCGAGGTTCTTGTTGCCGTCCTCATCATACTCCGTCGGAGCAATGCCGCCACGAGCCTGGCCGTCTTCCAGCGCCTTGCGCAGGACCGACTCAACCGCGGCAATGCCGGCATCCGTATAGGGAACCTTGTCCGTATTGATGAGCAGATAGAACTCGTTCGTGCGAATCTCCTCCTGCAGCCAATCACGGAAACGGATGACATCAATCCACTCACCGGCCGCCACCTTGCCGTTCTGTGTGATGGAGACGTTGCGGAACTTTTCGAACGTGTTGCCGTTCTTTTTCGTGATGGCATTGTACTGCGTCTCCGTCAGATGGTCCGCCGTCACACCGGCCAGCTTCTTGTTGGCCCAAGTCTCGCCGCCCGGTTCGATGGCAAAGCAGCGCGCCATGGCCGCCGCCTCCGGGTATTCATCCGCCAGCGCATGATACCAGCCCGAAGTACGGTAATAGTTCTTGTCCGCCAGTTTGGAGAGCAGATCTGTTGTGGCCGAGGCATCCGCAGCCCCCTCCTCCGCCGTCGAGACGAGGAAGAGATTCATGTGCGTCTCGGTCCATGCCGCCATATCCATGACCGTGTCCACATTGCTGCGGTCAGCCAGGATGATGCCGTAGAAGTCATTATCCTCTGCCAAGATGGCCGCCATAGAGGCCGCGACAGACTCATTCATTGTACCAGCCGTAGCCGTGAGGTTCGCTGGCGTTTCTACCGCAAAGTCCGCACTCTTCTTGGTCAGCACCAGTGCGTTCCCCGAGGTAGCTGCCGTCACGACAGCATCCTTGTCGGCCGTGATCAACGCCTCGAGCCCTGCGGCAATGACGGACGCCTCGCCGCCGTTGTTCTTGTATTCATACGTCTTTTTCGTGACGTTGCCATCTGTGTCTTTCGTCTTGATGATCAGCGTGTAGGTGCCGCTTGCCAGCACGTTCGTCACATTGACGTTCACCGTATTGCAGGCAATGCGCCCCACCTTCACAGCCGTCGGCCGCGGCGTCTGCGAGAAGCAAGCCGAGACCGCCTTGTAGATTGGCTCACTCACATCAAAGCCATCATCCAGCATCTCGTCCACATCCGTGTAGGACGTGACGCGGGACAGGCTGTGCGCATGAGCACCGACAACCAGGACCGTGCTGAAGCCGAGCTGGGTGATGCCCGTCGTATTCAGCGAGATCTGGACGTTTACGATGCGATCGATATTCGCCATTTACATAGCCTCCTCAATCAAAGATACCGTCCACCTGGACGGTATCAATATAGTATTCTGTTTCATCGGCAGGCGACGAAGGTTCCCCGCCAGAGCCAGAGGATGCCCCTTCCCCGTCTCCTGTGCCAGTCTCAGGACGCTCATCAGGATTCGGCTCAATCACCGTATCTTGCGGCAGGTGCTTCTCGATATCGGCTTCGATAACCACGCTCTCGATGTAGCCCGGAGCATCATCCACCTCGGAGTTGAACCGGACATGCAGGTCGACTGCCGCCCGTTCCTCCCAAGTCTGGCCTTCCAGAAGTCCCGACAGGTCCGTCGTGCCTTCCGCATCATAGACGGCCACCTTGGCTGCAAAGCATCGGTCGACGATGGTCGGACGGCTGAGTCCAGTTGTCATCGCCTCCAAGTGGCTGGCAGCATCCGCGCCAAAATACTGGACAGAAAGTGTACAGGTCATCGGCACGACTACCTTGTACTGCCCCGGCCCGGTCGGGCGCAGCTCCTCGCTCTTCTCATATCGTTCACCGAAGAGCTGGAGCGTTGCAAACGGGCGGCACAGGCGTGGCATATTCTGCTGTGCCCATACGACCCGCTTGCCCGGCAGTGCCAGAAGCTCCGCGATGATGCCGTGAAGGAAATCCATCTGCTCACGTGTCATCTGCCAGCACCTCCTTGGCATAGGCTCGGTAATGGCTGATGACACCGCTCTGATAGGCATCGCACTGGACGATCATGAAGTGCCGCCCCATCCATTCGATGATATCCGCATCCTGACCGTCTGTGCCCGCCTCTGACGCGCGCTGTGGCCTGAGATATACATCTGTATAGACCTTGACATAAGCGACGTTCCTGCCGCCCTCAGGACCGACGACCGTGTATCGTTCCTGCGAGCCAAGCGGCTGGACTGACGCCATGATAGCCATCTCAGACGATGTACCTCTGGTATAGCGGCCATCATCGCCATATGTGCCAGGACTTTGCCGGAGCACCTTCACCTGTTTGCGGAAACTCATCCCCATCACCTCACTTATTGACCTTATACGTGATGCTCTCACGCATGAGTCCTGTATCAATCAAGGGCTGAGCAGAGCCTTTCCGCTTGATCGTCTTGGGCGAGTTGGGTTTGAATTTCCCCTGGCCGACGGTTTCCTTCATGTGACCTTCAGCCTTATTGCCAAGGATGTCGAGGGCCTGCTCGACACTCATGCCGTTTGCCACACGGTCCTCGAGCTTCTGAGCCATATCCGCCCATTCCTGTTCATGGTTGTCGACCGTCTGGCGCATGAATGGGCGGGCAGGGATGTGCGATGTCCCGAACTCATTATAGACAGCGACATCATAGACAGATGTCTTGTTCGGTTCCTTTTTCCCATCGTCAAAAATCCCGACCTCGACATTGCCGTGCATATTTTGCAATCGATGCAGGATAGCCTGATATGCTCCATTGATGTCTATCACCGTCGTTGCCATGTCATCACCCCATCCTCGTCTTGATTGGCACAATACACCGGCGTCGGATAGCGAGGAACGCTCTGCCATAGGCCGTTTTGGCCAGCAGGTCGTCGCTGCTTGCCCCAGCCTCCCCGTAGCTGCGTTGCAGGTCTCCCTCGCGCTCGCTCGTGATACTGCCGGCAGTCAATGCTCCGCCCGTCGCGCCATCCGTCGCAATCACGGACTGGACCGTCATAAGATGCGCCGCATAGTTCGCCAGAGCCTGCACATAGAAAGGGCCGAACTTCTCTGCATCAACAAAGGGTTCGGCCAATCCAATATACGCTTCAAGGACGGAATCTGCTTTCTCCTCGAGCTGAGGTGCAAGCAGCCGCACGCAGGCAAGGACATCTTGTACCCCATCCATAGCTTACACCCCACTTACGGTGGCGAGCATCTCTTCTTTTGTCGTCTTGCCCGTCAGGTCGATGCCCTTCTCTTTGGCATAGGCCTGAATTTCCTCCAGCGTCTTGCTGGCGAGCTCAGACAAAGCCTCGGCCGCCGCCTTTGCTGTCACAGACTCAATGAGGCCCTTGGTCATCGCAGAAGCGATGCCGGGATACTGCTTCTTGATGTCCGTGAGCTTGCCGACGACTTCCGTAGGGCGAGCTGGCACGAGCATCGTCGAACCGAAGAAGATTGCATGATTTGTGCGATTGATCAAGATTGCCATCGTTATCCCTCCTGTCAGCAGCCTTCTGCCTTGGCAAAGGCCATCGGCATCGTTACTGTGACACCGACCGCCTCAGCAACGCAGTCGATGATGTACTCGAGGTTGCGGTACTGGACCGGCAGCTGGTCAAAGCGCGTGGGGATCTCGAGCTTGATGTACATCGGGTCGAAGTAGCCGGCCACCATCACATCCGACTCGTCAGCGCCCGCTTTCTTGAGCTCGCCCACCTTCATCCAGCGCGTGATCTCTGGATGGACTTCTTTCAGGAAGCCGAGCACCGTCTGGCCTTCTGCATCCGGGATGCGCGTCTCCGAGAGCGCACGGTAAGCCGCTGGTGCCAGCAGGACCGTGTTGGCCTGCTCCACTTCGTTCGTCGCCGACGGAATGGCATCGATGAGGCTGTTGACGTCGCGGATCATCTGGTCTGCCGTCTTGGTCGAAAGTGCCGTCTTCGAGTCCGTGCCATCTGCCGCAAGCTCCACTTTCGAGAGGTTGTCATTGCCGAGGAAGCCCGTGATGTTGTGCTCCTTGTCGCCAAACCAGGCAATCTTGTTGATCTTGACATCAATGCCGCGGCGGGCCTGCTGTGCTTTCATTGCCGAGAGGTTGACGCCGGCAAACTGCGCATTCTTGACCTCACGGTAGTTATAGCCATAGGCATCGCCGAGCGTAAAGACCTTGACCGGCTGTTCCTTTGCCACGACATCGACGCGGCGCAGATCATCGGCGTAGTTGCTGATGACCTCAGCCATGCCGACCGAATCGTAGATGTACTGGACCGCCGTCTCAGCGCCCTGCGGGATATCCGTCTGGACAGGGAATACCAAGAAGGCATTGAGCGGCGCTTTCTTGACCGTCAACGTCTGTGCGCGGATATGTGTCAGCTGGCGGGCAAGGAATACGCTCTGCGCCTCATCGAGACGGCCCGTATTCATGATGTAGTTCGCTTCTTTTTTATCGTATCTCTTCATTTTCTGACCTCCTGTTACTGGCGAATGCGCAGACGGACGATGTCGCCCTTCGAGCCCGCATCGAGGAACACAGCACCCGGGATGGTGTTCGCCCCTGCCGATTTCGTGAAGCTGATAGAGCCGTCTTCTGCGACAGCTGCATCGGCCTTATCACCTGCAGCGACATCGCCGCCCGCTACGACGTAGACATCGCCGAACGTCAGGACCGGCACCGTGTAGCCGGCTTCATAGTACTTGGAATCCGTTGCCGGCTCACGATGGACATGCAGGACAATGCCGATTGCCTTCGGGCCATCCGTTGCCGCCGTGACCGCCTTGACCTGGCCGGCACTCGTGCCGCGGATGACAGGATCACCCGGATTCAAGCCACTCTCAGCGACCAGAGAGTCCACCACATCACCCGTCGTATCCGCCTTCATGCCCGGAATGCCGACAGCATCCTCACTGCCATACCAGTCGAACGTCTTTGCCTGTGCCATATCACTTGACCTCCTTCATGTAGAGCGCCGCTTCGTCTGCGCGGAGCTTCTTGAGCGCCTCGGCCGGCGTGAGCTCATCCTCATCTTCATCCTGCTTCAGCGGCTGCATGACCGTCTTGCGCTGCTGAGGCATACCTGCGCCATCCTCATGCGCCTCCTGCGCTTCATCCTTGACCATATCATAGGCCGCGTTGATGTAGTCATCACTCTTGCCTTCCAAGTCGAAGGAATCCCCGCGGACCTTCTTGATAATAGCCTTCTTGATGGCCATGTCATCCATGCTGTCCGCCTTCTCAATCTTGAACGCATCTGCCTTCTTGAGCATCATGACGCGGGCGGCTACCGCCTCGTCGAAATGCTTCTTGGCCTCGTCGCGGCCTTTGGCAGCCTCTTCCTTGAGCTTCTTGTTGTCGTCAAGCGCAGCATCATACTTGGCCTGCAGCTTGTCGAGTTCCGCCTTCTGGGCGGCCTTGTCCTGCTCGAGCTTCGCGACATGCACCGCGACCTCGGGCGCGGCCTCATATTCGAGGCCATTGTCGAGTCTGATCTTCTCCATCTTCGTACTCCCTTCGTCTGTCTCTGCTTCTGGTTCCTGGTCCCCATCCATATTCAGGCGTGCAATGCCAGCACGGCCTTTGGGGACAACGGCCACGTGATTGTACCGGATATGGCGCTGGACCGCGTCATAAGGCTCTCCTGCCGGCGTCGTGCCCGGCGTCTCATCGAGGTCGAGGTTGTACCCACAGGAAAGCTCACGTGCCGAGGTCGGCAGGCTGTAGAGCACGACATCCGCCGTGATGGTATCTCCATCTGCCTGACCCGCGCTCAGTACCGTACCGATTGGCCGGATGTTCGCGGCATTCTGGCTGGTGACCATGCCCTGATGCCCGATCGTGATGGGCTTGCCTTTCAGGCTAGCCAGACTGTCTTTATCAAAGGCTTCTTCCGGCGGCCGGTACTCCCGCCTCTCCGAGCCATCCGCATTGCGATATACAAGGACTCCCGTCCGGCCAATGACCGGCTTGTCCCGGATGAATCCCTCATCCGTCTTCTGCGCATGAATCGGCACCGTATCGTAGCGAATCATGCCATCACCTCCTAAACTTGGCAACAAAAAAGCACCTTGCATGATTTGCAAAGTGCTAGTATTCAATTTTAACCTGATATGGGTCAATCAAAAATTTTCTTCAATCTCTGCCATGTAGGGTTGTTACGAACTTCCTTCGTCAACTCCTCATCATACTTCTTCCGCTTTTCAGGATCTTTTTCCTTATCCAAAAGCTCACGCAACTCCATCTCTCGTTCTGTTGGCTGGATCATCATTTTGTCATCAACCCTTTCAACCTCGATATGAGATCTCTTGCATACAGATTCGTCTTGCGCCCAGAAAACGCTTCAGCCACTACTTCACTCTGGGAACCCTTTCGAATACCATCCTCTGCATATATAGATAAAGCTCTATCCAGTGACTTATCCTGCAACAGAAGTTCATTGACCCAATTCCGGACAACACTGTCAACCAGTTCCCTGCTTTTATTATACGACAAATTCTTGATTTTCGATATCTTTTTTATCGTATCGTAGTAGAATTTGTGCCCAAGTTCATGCAAGATAACTGCCTGTACCGTCTGGTTGGCAAATTGATGCCGACCGTCCTCGTTCCTGCGCTTGATATAGGCCAGGATCTTGTACCACGTATCATAGTGGGAACTCAGGAACAACTTCCCTGATTTTTTATCAAAGCCGCCGATGATGTCGCCCTTGAAGCGCTCCTCGAGATCCGCAATCACGACAGTCGGTATACCAAGCTCACCCGCTACGTCTGCATAGGCTTCTTGTAGCAGCGGCTCTATCGTCCGTATCACGTTAGCACGGGGCGAGATATCCGCCTCTGCATAGAGAGAGAACTTGCTGTTCGTCACGCGGCGTACCTCGAAGGTATACGGGCCGCCCGTTGCTTCGCTCCCGACCTTTATGGTGTCTACCTGCTTGGCCAGCGACGGCTTGAACTGATGATGCGCCATGAAGTCCATCGGCGAGCCCACGGTCACATACGACTGGTTCTTGGGCCGGATGGGAATTTTATCCAGGTCAATGACTGGCAGTGCCACGCATCGGCAACGGATTGGCATCCCCGGATGGCCGCCGGGCGGCGGACTGCTCCACTTGTACTTATGCCCCTGACGGTCCGCATGGGACGGCCTGACGCGGGAATCGTGGCAGGTCTCCCAGATGTAGGAGTCGATGCCGGCATTCTCCTGACGATAGCGTGAGAGCATCCCGTTGAGCTTGCCCACCTGGTCGGTGCCGATAAGTACCGCCCGACTCTCCTCCAAGCCTGCAATCCGCTGCAGCTCATCGACGAGGTACTTCATCGGGAGCCTCTTATCGACGTTGTTCAGGATGGCATCCGTCATCGCCTGCTTGAGCCTTTGGAGCGTCTGCTGGTCGATGCTCTTGATGAGGTCAAGGTTCTGGTTGACCCACATCTCTTTCAGGTCATCGATATCCGCATCCTGACGAACGCCGAACGGCTGCTGTGGGACACTCCCCAGCGGCGCGCCGAACAGGCTCTTCGTGATGGCATCGAACTCCGTCTGATTGTACCGGCTGACCAGGTCGAAGATATGCTGGATAGATGTGGTCATCGTCTCGGCATTCTCGACTGCCTTATCGATGCCGTCCAGTACGATCTCAATGCGGGCATTGACAGCTGACGGGCTTTGCACGGCGTCCTGGAGCTCCGGCAAGAAGGCCTGTATCACCTTGCACTTCCGCCTGACGTAATCCCGCAGGAGCTTGGCATAGCTGCGCTCATAGCTCAGAGGATACCGCCATTTACGCTTCGCTATGATTTCCGTCATCGCTCTCATCCTTTACTGGCGTCCCCATGACCTTGTCGATGCTACGGTCAAGGTCGTACTCGTCGCCGTCGTCCAACTTCTGGCGGACCTCCTGCGGATCGAGCGCGCCGAGGCTGACATACTGAGCGGCGGCCGCGGCCTCTTTCGCCCTTGCGTCCGCCTCAATCTGCTTCGTCTCCGCCTGCTCCTTGGCCGATGGGTTCCAGAGTTTCGCAAAGTCAATCGTGAAATCCTGCGGCAGGTTGAGTGCATACTCGCTGCAGCAGTCCATCAGATGCAGGAGCCGGTAGATCTGCGGCTTGATCTTGCGCTGCTGGATGCGCTCAATCATGTTGTAGTAGTTCTCGAAATCGCTCTCGCCAGTCGAGTTCTGCCCCTGCGGACTGCGGCCAAACAGGACCGTTGCCGGAATATCTGCCGCGGCACAGAGCGCAATCTCGAATTCATCCAGCACGTCCTTGATGCCGGCCAGCGTGACATTCTTAAGGTCGTACTCATCCTCTTTGTCGAGTGCGATGGTATTCATCATACCTCGAGCCATATCGATGAGCTGCAGGCGCTTCTCCACTTGCTTCTCGCCGAACTCCGTGCTCAGCATATCAGCCAGACCATCGAACTTCGTGACGCTCTGACTGAGCCGCTCGAGCGCCAGCGTGGCAAAATCATGCGACGTGTTATAGCGCTCGAGGCTGTCCTGTACCTGCTCCATGATGGAGCCGCCCCAGCCATTGCGCTCCCGCCGCCTGCGGTTGCTGACGATGCCGCCATCGAAGATGAGGAGCCTACTGGCGTCCACGTTGAAAGAAGCGCCATTGTAGTTGATGACCGTGTAGACATTGGGCAGGCCATAGCGATCATCAGTAGGGTCCTCGCAATAGGCCAGGGGATTGACATCCTGTGCATCGTAGACCTTCATGCTCTCAATCCGGCGCAGCTGCTTTTCGTTGACAGGCTCACTGAGCTCGCCACCGTCATCCAGCATCAACAGAACCGCACCACCGCCGAAGAGCCTGTCCCAGCAGAGCGCTGTCGAGAATACCTGCTGGAAGTCCAGGTCTTCCAAGATGGACTGCACCACATCGTTTTGCTCGATGTCAGTCTCGCCATCCTTGAGCGAGAAGCCCGCCCGCACCGCCTCATCCGCAGGAGCCTTGATGATTTTCTGCGCCAGGCCGTTGTAGGTGAACAGGTCCTCATACTCTTGCCAGTACTCTCGGTCGTTCACGCGTCGACCGACATACGAAGTATGCATCCGCGGGTCGCGGCTTCGCGTGCCGTAGCCGATGACGGCATTGACGTATCCGTCCTGATTCTTTCTTTTCAAACAGTATCACCTCACGAAATCAATGCCGTCCAATCATGCGAGCGTGCTACTGCCTTGAAGGCATCGCTCGCCGCATCCACCTGGTCATCATGCAGCGCATCCGGGAACCCTTCCAGCTCGTCGAAGAACGCTTGATTCCAAGCGCCTGCCATCACCATGACTGCCCCGTGCTGGACCTGAGCGGCAAACGGCTCCGCCCGCGTGATCTTGGAACCCGTCACGGTATGCGTCGAGACACGAAAGCCAGCCAGCAAGGAAGCCAGACTAGCCGCCTGGTCTTTGCCCGCCTGCCCCGGATCTTGCGGGATGACCGTCTGCACATTCTTGTACTGTGCCCGATCTGCCATCGCCGTATTGACCATCAGCGCACGCACATCGGACGCATTGAGCGCCCGGCGCTGTACATCCAGGATGATATACTGGCCATTCCGCAGCCGCGCCATGAGGCACGATGCCGTGCGGTCAGGATCCGGGCGGTTCGGCGTGATGGTCGTCGCCGCCAAATCCCATGCTCTCGCCACACTGACAATCTTGTCCGGCAGGTCATGTACGATGCGGAACATGTCCCGCTTGAAGTAGAGCCCTGCCGCCGGACGGATCTTCCAGTTGCCGCGCAGGAGACGTTCCTTCTCGACAAGGCTCAGAGCGTTCAGCGATGCCAGATAGCCTGGGTCCGCTTTCAGAAGAACCTTGTTGTCGAAGATGCTGGAGCTAATGAACGTCGCGCTCTTGCAGAGCTCCGGACTGACGTGGAACTCTGCGGCCAGCTCATCCGGCGTATCGGCCCAATGGATTTCGCCGTCGATGCGGATGAAGTACCGCAGGAGCCCCGAGCGGTCAGGGATGGCATAGCCCGTATCCTGGTCAATCCACCACGAGATGAAGCGCGCCACCCATGAATCCGAGTCCGGGTTGCAAGTCGCCCTCACGTATGGCCGGACGCCACAGGTCGAGCGGTTGCGTGACAGCATGTAGGTGAACTGCTTCTCACTGAAATGCGTCAGCTCATCAAAGCAGATGAGCGCCACCTGGGCGCCCTGATAGCCATACACGGCATCATCCGTATGCAGATGGTTGAAGGTGATTTTTGCGCCGGACGGGAAGATCACCCGCTTCGGCGCCGACTCCATGAACGTCGCTCCCAGTGGCCGGTAGATGTCCTTTGCGTTATCCCACAAGCCGCCCTCGTTCGTGATCTGGCCGCTGTCACGGCGGAAGATGACTACACCGAAGCCGGGATTATCCATATGTCGCAACGGCTCCAGCAAGAGTGCATAGGTCTTGCCACCGCCCGCACTGCCGCCATATATCGCAATATCAGCAGGGCTAGACAAGAACTGCTCCTGCGGGCCCTGCTGCGGCCGAAGTTCTATCATGCGTTATCACCTCTACCGTTATCCGGCAAATAGATCCTGACAAGTGGCTCCTTGCCAGCAGCCTGATTGCTCTCCGTTGCCGCCCGTATCTCGTTCTCGAGCTTCTGGAGCTTGAGTTTTTGTTCCTTGGCATCGAGCTGCATCGGGTAGCGCTTGAGCAGGCTCTTCGCCGCCTCGAGGCGGTCCCGGGCGGATACTTGCACCATGATGATGCGAGCATCGCTTCTTCCTTCGCCTGTCCCTTCGACGACGACGCGCTCCTCTTTGACTTCGCCGCGCAGTGTCGATGTGAGGAACTGTAGGACCTCGTCAGCCTTGGCAATGCGCTTGTCTTCAAGCTCCTTGAGCCTGGCATCGATGGCGGCCTTGACCTGAGGTTTTCTGAGGTTTTCCGAGCCCGTCCTGTATGCTGCTTTTTCAGCGTACCCGGCCCGCCTTGCCGCCTCACTGGCATTGCCCGTCTCGACATAATAATCGACGAAGCGCCTCTGCTTCTCTGTCAGCTTCATCTCACATGCTCACCACGCTCCCTAGTCTTATTTATGCATCAAAAAAGCACCCACGCTGTGAGTGCTCGAGTATTCGTACAGGCCCTAGATTTCAGGCCTGTCTCTAAGGGGTAACTTTATGAAAGGAGGAACTTCTGCCGGTGTTGGCTCCGGCGTGACAAAATGCCGACGTTTGCGAGTGTCGTCTCCTCGCTTGCGCCATAATGGAGGCAGCGCAGGGACTTGAACCCTGCTTGCTGGGATTTGCGAGCCCAGCGGTTTGCCACGTAACCTAGCTGCCGTGTCGGGCGGGATAGCGCAGATTGCAAGGATTCAAACGCCATTATGAACAATGCCCCGCCCATGATGTATAGTATTGTTTTGGAGAGTTATCGTCGTCTCATCCAGACATCCGATGCTACTATTATCCTAGATTTTCATGGTAATTTTCATGTATACGGCGGCACTCATTTCTTGTGTCAAGTTATTAACATAGTTATGCACATTTTATTCACAAGCATGCAAAGTTAAACGTCAGCTGTTCCGGCACGGAATGGATGCCGAAGATGATTGCCGCCATCGTCCGCACGGCACGTGCTCCCGACTTGCGCGCCCAGTCCTCTGACAGGTATAAATCCATCGCAAGCTCTAGCCAGGTCTTTTTCTCGAGATAATGGCCACGAATCAGCGCTTGGTCCCGATTATCCAAGCTGGCGAGCGCATGATCGACTACTTCAAGCAAGTGTTCGATGCGCTTGGCTTCTTCTTCGCACAAATCTGCTTTCTCGGCATTTTTCACGCGCCGATTTGCCGCCGCTTCGACCACGTTAAGTTCTGGTGAGCCGCCGCCAGTCTGATTCCCATATTTTGCAATAGACGCTGCTATGTCCGAGCTCCCCGCCAGCTCTTCACGGATGTCCTTGGCCTGTATACGCTTACTCTCAGCAGTGAAGCGAAGCTGATTGTACTGGCGCAAATACTGCTTCGTGATCATAACATAGTCATTGTATTCCTTAAGCTCTTTCACGATATATCCTCCATGCACAAAAGCCAGAGAGATGCGTTGCCTCCCTGGCATATCATCATTTCTTTTGGCTCAACATCATGCCTCGGCTACCCTCTCTTTCTTGAGTGCCTCCAGCACGATCAGCAGCGCACAGTCAAGCTTCTCATCCGTATCGACCTTCACCGGGCAGCCCAGGCAAGCGCACTCCGTATACTTCTGGCAGTACCGCCGCTTCATACCGAGGACCGCTGCTTCTTCAATCTCACTGAGCTTGGCTAAATACTTGTCCTTCATGATTCATCCTCCTTCCGGAAGCGCTGGCCATCATCGCGCTTGGCATTGCTCTCATTGACCTCAAACATGATTCGCTGACGGTCGGGCTCGCTATACCCTGTACAATCCATAAAAGTCGTGGTGGCTACAATCAAATCCGTACACTCTCGCATTAAATGCTCACAGCGTTCCCTGTGAACGGTTACGCCAAGATGTTTTTTCGTACAATCTCGTACACTATCAAAAGCACCCACAACCTCTTCAAATTCTTCGCGCATTTTATCGAGATACTGCGGCCAAAGCCAATCCTCATAGAGTGGCCCATCGCAAGGATGCGGCAGTATAACGGCCGCCTTGCCACGCCGATATCCGTCCGACACACCCTTCTGATATCCTTCCCTTTCCCCGCGCGAATACTCACGCTCTAAAGCCTTATCAAGATAGGCATGGATTTCTTTCTTGTTCATATTATCCTCTCCTTATCTCTGCTTTCACAGCTTCCATCAAAGCGTCCTGCCCTGCCGCCTTCAGGGATAATGCCTGCATGACCTTGGTGTCGATAGTGCCCTCGGTCACGAGGTGATGCACGATGACCGGCTCCTGCTGGCCCTGCCGGTAGAGTCGTGCATTGGCCTGCTGGTACTGCTCGAGGCTCCAGGTCAGACCGTACCAGACAATGATATGGCCGCCCGCCTGCAGGTTGAGCCCGTAGGCCGCACTCGCTGGATGCGCCAGCAGGATTTCGATGCGCCCCGCATTCCATCCCCTCATCTCCTCGGCACCATGTAGGACTCTCGCCTTGGGAAAGGTCTCCTGCAGCATATCAAGGTCATGCTGGTAGGCATAGAATACGAGGACCGGCTTGCCCGGATTCGCCTCGACGATATCGGCGAGGGCATCCAGCTTGGCATGATGCAGATTGACGACCTGATGCTCGTCATCGTAGACGCGCCCGTTGGCCATCTGCAACAGCTTGTTGCTGAGTGCCGCCGCGCTCATCGCCGTGATCTCCGTATCCTGCATCTCCAGGATCAAGTCGCGGTGCATCCGGTCGTATGCCTTGCGCGACTCGGGCGGCATCCGGACATGGATGACGTTGTCGATGCGCTCCGGCAGAGTGATGTAGTCCTCTGCCTTGAGGCTCATGCATGTATCACCCAAGGCGTCATAGATGCCCCGCTCACAGCTCGCATCGCGCAGCCGGTAGCTGTAGACGACAAAGCCGTTACGCCGATCGGGTACAAACCAATGATTACGGTACATCGTCAAGCTCCTGCCGAGACTCTTGCCGCGGTCCAACATGTATATCTGGCTCCAGAGGTCCAGCAGGGTATTCGGCGCTGGCGTGCCCGTCAGGATGACGCGGCGCTTGAAAAGCGGCAGGACCTTCCTCAGTGCCTTGAAGCGCTTGGCCTGCGGATTCTTGAAGCTCGACGACTCATCGACGACCAGCATGTCGAAGGGCGGGTCATAGAAATAGTATTCCATGAGCCAAACGACATTCTCGCGGTTCGTCACGTAGCAGTCCGCATCGACCATCAGGGCCCGCTCGCGCTCGGCCTTCGACCCGATGACCGTCGAGAAGCGCAGGCACTTTGTGTGCTCCCACTTCCGCGCCTCATCCTGCCAGGTCGACTCCGCCACCGACTTCGGCGCGATGATCAGCACCTTGCGCACCTCGAAGCGGTCATAGATGAGCTCCGCGATGGCCGACAAAGTGATGACCGTCTTGCCGAGGCCCATGTCAAGGAAGAGGCCATAGCAGGGATGCTCGAGGAGACGGCGCTCGGCCTCCGCCTGATACGGATGCGGCTTAAAAATCATATTTGTCCAGCCTCTCTTTCTCCACCGCGTCTTCTTCCAGTCTGAGGACCTCATTGACATACCCCAGGCATTTGCGCGCCGAGTCCCTGTCGCTGACGACGAACGCCGCAAAATGCATCCGCTGCAAGGTTTTCTGCCAATAGACCTGCAGCGGGCGGAGCTTCTTGCCTTCCTGCTTCAGCTCGACAAAGATGACATGGCCGCCCGGCGTCAGGATCATCCGATCTGGCACACCTGCATGACCAGGGCTGACGAATTTGAGATACAGACAGCCCCACTCATCGAGAATCATGCCTAAGTTCCTCTCCATGTAGCTTTCCAGTTTGTTCATATACAAAGGACACCTCCTAAAGTAAAAATCTAGGGCCGCGTAAACGATGTCAACAGATTTTTCAACTTCTATTACTAAAGCAAAAATAGAGAGTTTAGAGAGTCATATAAGCCCTCTCGCGCGCGTATACGCTCTATTTTAAAAAAAATAACTTTATAATAAAAAACTGTTGACACTGTTGACGACACCTTTCAAACCATTGCTGTATAAGGCTTCATCGGCGTCAACAATCCGTCAACAAAACGTCAACAGAAGAAAAATCGTTGACACCGATATTTCACCCTACATCAAATCGTTGACAGCTCTGTTGACACTATCGTCAACGATTCTTTCCTTTCCATCCTCTTGATTCTGTTCATTCAGCGCGGACTTTTTCGGCGTTTTCACGCGGTCGTAAGCCCTCTGCCGACCATAGAGAGGGAACCGGACCATCCCGCTTTTGCTCTTGCTGTCTCGATGTGGCTTCCACCCTTCCATATGCTGCATGATGGTATTGAGGTTTCTGGCATCAATATTCCGCATGGATTTCTGCGAATTGCCTAGGCACTCGCACCAAATCTCCAGTGTGCAGACGCGCTTCCTCTGGATATAGTCGCCGCTCTTCTCGTCGACGGCCGGCGCATCGAGCCACTCCCTCCTCTCCTCGAGTCCCATTGACTCCCAGAGCGGCGGCAAAGCTCTGTCGAGGTACTCCTGGATGAGACCCTTGAGCTCCGCGCCCTCGGTATGCGACTCCTGCATCTCGCGGGCTTCCTTACGCGACTCCTTCGAGAGTTCCAGATTGGGGTTCTCCTTGTAGAGCTCGATGCACTCGGCCCAGCATTGGGCGGCCTCGGCAGGCGTGAAGTCCTGCCAGAGATTCTTCTCGGCCTTGCCGGAGCAGGGCACGATCAGGAAGCGGCGGCCGCCCGTGCGGTCCTTGAGGAAGATGTCGTCGTTCGTCGTGGCCGCGAAGATGCATTGGCGCGGGTATTCTTCCGTCCGGCGTCCATACGGCGCACGGAACTTGTCCGTCTGCCTCGAGATGAAGGCCTTGAGCTCATCGTTCTCCGCGCGCGTCGCCGCCTGCATCTCGCCAAGCTCGATGATAAGCGAGCCGATGAGCTGCTCGAGCGGATCCTTTCCCTTGATGGAGACGATGGAGTCATTGAACCATCTGCCACCCATCCGTGCGAGAATCGTACTCTTGCCGATACCCTGCGGCCCCGTCAGCACGAGACAGCAGTCGAACTTCGTTCCGGGCCGCATGACGCGCGCCACACCGGCCTTGAAAAACGTCTCCGTGACCTCGCGCGTGTACGCATTGTCCTCCGCGCCGAGGTAATCAATGAGTAGTCGGCCGACGCGCGGCACGCCATCCCATGTAAGAGTCTGCCACCAGTCCTTAACCTGATGGAAAGCATTCTTGCTGGTCACTTCGGTGAAGGCATCGTCGATGAGCGCCTTGCTGGCAAGGCCGCCGTAATGCGTGCCGATGAAATTGCGCAGCTGCGCATCATCAGCATCCGTCCAGACGGGATTCTCGCCCGCCCGCAGCTTTCGCCAGGGCGTATCCTTGTGCAGTACGATCCGGTGGCTGAAATGATCGAGCGCCGCGATGCCGCGAAGCTCCGGGTCGAGGTTCAGGATCATGAGGAAATTCCTTGCTGTTGCGAGGATGCGCGTCATCTTGGCCGTCCATTCAAGCTTCATGCGGAGCGCATGGCGGGCCTCGGCGATGGCCTTCTTGTCCTCGTCCTCGCCCGCATCATCCAGCAGGCCATCGTCGAATTCTTGCGCGGCCATTTCGACGAGGATGCCCCTGACCTTCTTGTCCTGGCGGGCAAAGGCCGTCATGGCTGTGTAGCTCGGATACTTATTGACCGGCGTCTTTTCGTCCACGTCCTCATCCAGCTGCGCGAATTTGTTGAGCCGGACGAGGTCGAAGGCGTTGACATCCTTGCCGCTGATGGGATCCGTCGCGTGATGGCTGTAGGCATGCAGGTCATCATCGTAGATGATTACGCCGCCCGTCGTCGTGCCATATGCGTAGGTGTAGCGGTCCTCCGTGCCATCCACCCGCGTGTAGGTGTCTGGCAGGAAAGCCGAGATGGCCTCCGTGATGGTGTAGGCCCGGCAAAAAGCGCCGACGATGCCCTGTTTCTCGCGAGGGTCGCCCAGCCGTTTGATGGTACGCGCATGAGCCTGCGTCTCCGTCTTGCCGATCGGCCAGGCCGACGCATCGCGCCAGTCCTCGTATTCATTAAGGAGCGCGTCGGGATCCGCCCAGGCACCGTCAGGAGATTCGAAGCGCAGGCACTGGTACGGCGCATCCTTCGGGCACGTCGGCCAGTACATGAGCCTCGAGGCCTCGTAGGTCGTCGGGTCAAAGTATTCGATGCCGATGCGCTTCGCGATGATGCGCGCGGCAGGCTCATACGCCTCCGGCGCCAGCGGGCGGCTGCAGGGGATGACGAGGCGGTAGCGTGGCTTATCAGGCGTTGCGCTGTGCGTCGGGTAGATAGCGTAGCACGGCACGCCGCCCTTCTCCGCGACCATCGCGGGGAAGTCGACGCCCTTCGGGATGTTGTCCGCATCAAGGCAGATGAGCTGGCGCAGCTTCACACTTTCCTTCTTGCGGCGGCCGCCATCGAGGTAGCCACCCACAAAACCGCCCTGGTCCTTGACGCGGTCCCTCTCCGGCTTCTTCATCGCCGCGTATTCCGCCATCGTCTCGTTCGTCCGGCACGGCGTCAGCAGATGATCCTGCAAGAAATCCTGCCAGCTCGTCTTGACGTTGCGCCAGCTCGTTGACTGGCGGCTCGGCGCCACCGCGATATAAAAAAGAGTATCGTTCATGAGAATCAATCCTTCTTGTAGTACATACTCTCGAAGCCGTCCGCGTTCATGAGCAGGCCCTCGTTCCAGGGCTCATTCTGCACCATGATGCGGATGGCGTCCGCGAGCGAGCCAAAGCCCTGCGGCACATCGAGTACGACCTCGTCGTGGATATGCGCGACGATCTTGTAGCCCGCCGCCTCGAGGCGCAGCATGGCCGCACCGAGGCAGTCCCGCGCGATGCCCTGGATGAGGTTCTCCGTCAGCTTGCCGCCATACGTCTCAAGCTCACCCCAACGCCGTGTCGTCTGCTCCAGCCCTTCATAGATGATGGACGGACGGCCGAAGCGGTTCTCGCCGATGCGCGCCTTCGGGTAGACGAGCCAGCGGTCACTCGGCAGGTGCAGGAGCAGGCAGTCATGCACGCGAGCAAAGTAGATATTGCCTGTGACCGGGAACTTCCTAAGCTCCCTCTTGCCCGTATCCATCCGGTAGACCTTGCCGTCATCGTTGAGTGCCGTCGCACGGACCGCCCGCATTGCCGCGGACTCGATCTTGTGCCAGAGCCGCGGGATGGACGGGCTCGCTTCGCGCCACTTCGTGACGATATCTTCAAGTTCTGCATCCGAGAGGCCGAGTTTGTCGGCCCCCATCGCCTTGAGCGCATTGATGCCGCCGCCGTAGCCAAGTGCCAGCTCCGCAATCTTGCCGCGCTGACGCAAGTGGCCATTGACGCCATGCTTGACGACGGGCACGTGGAACATCTGGCTGGCTGAGGCGCAGTAGATATCCGCGCCCTCGGCAAAGGCGTCCTTCCGCCAGCGCTCCCCCGCCACCCAGGCGATGACGCGCGCCTCGATGGCCGAGAAGTCGGCCACGATGAAGCGGTTGCCCGGGCGCGGCACGAGCGCCGTGCGGATGAGCTGCGAGAGGACATCCGGCACATTCTCGTACATCGTGGCCATCCAGCCATAGTCGTCTTCCTTGACCGTCTCGCGGGCGGCATCGAGGTCCTCGAGGAAGTTGCGCGGCAGATTCTGTAGCTGGATGTTTCGGCCAGCCCAGCGCCCCGTCCGCGCCGCCCCGTAGAACTGGAAGAGATCATGCGCGCGACCGTCCTCGCAGATGGACTTCTCCATCGCCTCATACTTCTTGATGCTCGTCTTGCCGAGCGCCTGCCGGATGCGCAGGACCTTCTGTACAACAGGATGGAGATGGCCATCCTGCAGAGCCTCGGCCACGCTGGCTTTCGTGAGCCCCGTGAGCTTCACCCCGTTCATGCGTAGCCACCCTTGGAGCTGCTGGATGCTGTTCGGGTTCTCAAGCCCCGTAAGCTCCTGCGCCTTGGCCATGAGCTCCTGCGCCATCTCCGTGTTGAGGTCGATGGCGCTCTCGACGAGCTTGCGGTCGATGCCGATGCCGCGGCCATTGATGGCCCGGTCGACGAGCCAGAGCCGATGCTCCTGCCTGCCTGGCTTGAGCCAGAGCAGGCGGCGGCGGATCTCCCGCTCCGTCACGACATCCTGGCGGTTGTACGCCTTGAAGATGTCCCAATCTTCCGGCGCATCATCCGGCAGGTTCCGCGTCCGGCCGCCATTCTTCTTCGTCGGCCGACAGGGCTTGCAGAAATACGTGATGAGGCGCTTGCCCCGCGCATCCTTCATCTTGTCCTGTGGCAGCCCCAGCGCCTTGCCTACCGCGTCTAGGGACGTTGGCAGGGCATGATATAGGGCAAGCACGCTATCGCATTCCCACGAGCCATCAGGCAGGTCAGGGAAGAGCTTGCGCAGGCAGGTAATCTCGAAGTTTGCGTTGAAAGCCGTCTTCGTGATAGCCGGATTGTAGAGCGCCGCCTTGACGCGCTCCGGTATTGACTCACCGCGGGCAAGGTCCACGACCTCGACAGGTTCCGAGTCAAAGGCATAGGCCAACAGCAAAACGCGAAAATTATGGGAGTCCACATATTTATGGACTCCCAGCTTGATATCCGCGTCGCTGTAAGTCTCAATGTCGATGCATAAGGTCGACATATGCGACGCCTCCTTTACATCAGCTCATCGACATCACCGAGCAGGCTGTCATCCCAATCCGACTCCGATACGACCGTACCAGCCAGGCGCTCGCCGTCCTTGATTTTGCGGATGGCGTTGAGGCTGACACCGATGCCCTTGTTGCCGCTCGTGTTGTAGACGTAGAGTGTGAGGACGGCCTGTACATAGCAGCCGCTGTAGACTTCATCAGGGTCCACGATCTCATTGCGGTCGCGGTCAAGAATCTTCGGCTTGTGGTCCGTGTTTGCCTTGGCGTTGACATAGTACGCCTTGGCGTAAGCGTCATCGTCCGGGCGCTTCTCATCGCCGTCACGCAGGCCGTCATCCACGCCCGAGAGATTCTTGAGGATAGCCTTGGCTTCCGGATCCGCGAGCAGCGTCTTCACATGGTCCTTGTAGATGGCCACCGTATTGGAGCCTTTCGGGATGATGAGTGACGCACTGTATTTCTCGTGACCGCTGAGATCCGCAGCTGGCTGGAAAAGGTGTGCATAGCTGAGACGTACAAGTCCCGTTGTCATCTTGATGGATTTCATGAAAATACCTCCTAAAATTAGACAGCTTTGCGCTGCGTTTCTGCAATAAGGGAATCATCGAATGCCTCGGTATCCGGCACGATGGCCGGGCGCTTGTCGCTCTCCGGCACCAGCGTCGGCTTGCCAGCAGGCTTGATGATGACATCGCCGAGAAGCTCCGCGAGCTTCTTCGCGCCGACGAGCTTGTCGAGCGCCGTGAGCGTCTTGAGCTCCTGCGGCTTGTAGATATCCTGGATATGGTGGCTCTCGAGGATGGCGGCCGCCCGCTCCGGGTCCGCGATCTTGCGGATGCTGCGCCCCGCGACCATCTTGAGACCGGGCCACACCTTGCCATCCTTTGCCGCCTGCAGAGCATACTCCTCGACATCTGTGAGCCATTTCTTGATGCGGCCTGCGCGCTGGATGATATCCGCGATCTCCGCCTCTGTGAGGTCCGATGCCGCCAGGTCTTCCTTCACGCCCTGCAGCTCATACTCTGCGAGCGTCCGGCACGTCGCGCGGCACTTGCAGAAGCGGCAGTGCGCGCCCGCCTTCTTCTCACCATCGCCCTCGTAGGCCAGCCGCGCGGCAGGCACGACGACCTCTTGCGCCCAGGCAAGCAGCTCCTGCGTGCTGATTTCATCCGTCGAGATGGCATCGAGGCGCGGCTGCACGATCGTCATGCGCGCATTGTCTGCATCGTAGAGATACCCGTAGGCATCGAGCGCGCCGAGCGCGTAGAGCCGCATCTGCGTGTTGCCCAGCGCCGAGACCGGCACGCCCTTGCCATACTTGAGGTCGACAACTTCGATGCAGTCATCCGAATAGATGACCATATCGCCCGTGCCGAAGCCGCCCGGCACCCAGCGCGAGTAGTCCAGGCGCTTCTCCACGAAGACGTCCGCATCCGGCGACACATGCTGCGCTTCCTTGATTTTCTCGATACAGATATCGACGTAGCGGCCCGTAGCCTCCCACATCTCCGCATCCACATCCTTGAGGCGGCGCTTGTACAGTGTGCCCGTCTCGAGAAAGTGCAGCAGTCGCTTCTCCGCGAGCGCGTGGGCTCGCGTGCCCTCCGCCGCGTAGGCGCTCTGCTCATCCGGACATTTCTCCTCGAGGCGCGCAGAGGGCGTACAGATGAGCCAGCGGTGCGATGAGGATGCCGAAAGTAATGCATGGAGTTCAGGCAACTTGCTCACCTCCCAGGAAAGCGAGAAGCGCCGCGCGATCCTTCACAAGCACCTTGCTGATGCCAGCCGCGTCATGCTCCGTGAGCCACTTCTTGACGCGCACCTTGCCGTTCTCCGGATCGGCCTTGATGAAAGCCGCGACCTTCTGCCGGATGCCAGCCAGCTCCTCACGCGGGATCATGTCATCTGGCTTCGGCTCTTCCTTCTTCGCGGGCTCGGCTTTCGTATCCGATGGAACCGCCGTCTTGAGTACATCGCGGATCTCGCGTTCTTTCTTCGCGCTGACCGGCGCGCCTTCCATGACGGGCGCCACCTTCTTCTCTGGAAGCGTCTTCTTACCTGTCATCTCCGCGAGATGGACCGCCGCACGGCATCCCGCAATATCCGAGAGGGCATTGGCAAGATTGTCAAGCCCCTCAAATCGTATCGTGATATTGATATCCATATTGACCTCCTGTATACTAGAGTTGATTAGATCTTTTAGTTCTTGGCCGGACGTCTCAGCGTCCGGCTCTTTTTTTTACGCTGTTTGCTGATGCGCACCATGCCGACAAGTGACAGCATGTAACTCTCTTCCGGACTTACTCGGTTGTACTTACCGCCACTCGGGTGGATGCAGTCGGAATAGGGACATGACAGGCATCCGTATCCAGAATTGCAATGCGGCGGCAATGACAGACCAGCCATCACATCATCACCGCCGCAATAGCGGCCAGGACTTCCACGGCCACAATCGTGCCGAGCAGCGCGACGATGCCAGCAAAAGCCCACTCGATGCGCTCCACCGCCTTCTCGCTCGGCGACAGCGCCTTCTTCACTCGTGCGACCTGCCGTTTGATGGGACGCAGGGAAAGCCCCGCCTGGATGCAGCGGCCGTCCTCATCATACTTTGCAATCGGAATCATCATGCACCATACCTTTCCTCAAAATACCTGCGGCTGATCCTGCCGCGAATGAACAAGAACCCCTTCTTCTCTAGCTCCTGGTTGAGCTCTGCAATGATCTGGTACGCTTTCGACCGCGAGCAGTTGAAGAGCTTCATGATGTCCACGACGTACAAGAAAGCGGGCTCACCTTTTGCCATTGCTACCGCCTCCTCTTTTAAACCATCACACGCGTCAGGCCCTTCTCGACGGCCCACCGCGCGAGCTCGTCCTCGGCCTCCTGTTTATTCGCAAACCAGGGCAAGACGTGTGCTTGATGCCATCTCTCACCGGGTTTGCGGCGCATCACGATGAACACGTAGTCTCCCAATACCTCCCGGACGGCGTATTGCCAGCCGTGTTTGCTGCTGTATACCTTCATACTCTCTCACCTCAATTCAGCACCTTGCGCAGCAGCTCAAGCACGTCGGCATTCCAGACGATCCTGTAGCCATGATGCCCTGTATCGGGGTCTGTAAATGCTACGGACTCGCCGTAAGCCTTACCTTCATCTGTCAGCACCCAGTCCGTATTCTTGAGGACGGCGCCTTTTGAGTCGCGCGGCTTGTCCTGAAGGCCACAAGACTGGAGAAGCCTGTTAACCTTCTGGCTGTCGGGGTTGCCGCTCTTCTTGTAGAAGAAGCCGAGCGCCTCAGCGATGCTCGCGACCTTCATGGTGCAGGGCGAATCCTCGGCAGGGATGAGCGGCGCGATAGCCTTGGTGTCGATGCCGTAGGCTTCGCCAACCATCGAAGATGCCGTCGCCAGCGCCATGCCGTGACGGCAACCGAAGACCTTCTCGAGAGCTTCTGCCGTCTTGCCGATGTCGCGGACCGCCGTGCCGATCATGCGTGTGCGGTAGTGCGGGTTCGGTGTGAGCTGCGGCGTCTTGATGGCCTTCTCCATCGCGTTGAAGGCGTCAATGTACTTGAGTTTCCACTCGAGGGCCGCTTTGCCGGTGAAGCCCATGACCAGCAGGCTGAAACCGTCGCGGTTCATAAGGTACGCTTTTTGTTGGCGCCCGTATGAATCCGGCATTTTTGTCTCGTGAAACATCGGCCCAATTTTCGGCCGATCTCCAGAAACCAATTTTGTGATGGTCTCAAGTACATGCTTATGTTGCTTTTCAAAATGCTTTGCCACACTGCGGCTGTCCGTGACAACCTGCTGGTTGTCGATGCGAACTAATTCAGTCATGGTTATTCCTCCTATACCGTT